AGGTACACGAGCTTGACAGGAGTCAATCCGATGCTGAAAAGCAGAAAGAAAAATATAATCACATCAAGGCATTGCATCTTATATCTTTTGAATAAAAAGCATAAAATGCACCCAGTGTTACTAGCAGGCTATTTCGGTGTTGATAGAACTACCATTCTTCATGCTGTGAAAACAGCAAGGACTATGGTTGAGACTAATCACAAATCCTATGTAAATAGCATACTGCTTTGGGATGACATTGTATCCGATATGATGCCTAAATACATTGAAGACTATTATCAAAACTACATGTCTGAGTTTAGGTCATCGGTATATCGTACATTTAGAAATGCTGTGATGTCAAAAGCCTTAGATAAGGCTTCAGTTGCAGAGTTAATGGAGAGTATATATTCAGAACTATTTGATGGTAGTGAAGAACTCGTTAATAACGAAGTGGAATAAAGCGGTAATTTACCCTGTCCGTTGTGTAATTTAGGGTAGTAACTTTAAAGATTTAATTATGTCTTATCAATTCAAAACCACCAACATCAAGGGCAAACAGTATGTTGAGGTTAACGAGAGAATTAAGTATTTCCGCTTTGCGGATGATTACAAAGGTTGGTCAATATCTTCAGAGATAATCCACCTAGATGCTGAGGGATGTGTAATCAAAACTACGGTTTGTGATGCAGATGGCCTAGTAAAAGCAACAGGCTTTGCTCAAGAAGATAAAGCTAGTAGCTATATCAACAAGACCTCATTTGTAGAAAACTGTGAGACCTCAGCATGCTGAGGGATGTGTAATCAAAACTACGGTTTGTGATGCAGATGGCCTAGTAAAAGCAACAGGCTTTGCTCAAGAAGATAAAGCTAGTAGCTATATCAACAAGACCTCATTTGTAGAAAACTGTGAGACCTCAGCAGTAGGTCGTGCGCTAGGAATGTTGGGTATCGGTATTGACACATCTATAGCAACTTCAAACGAAGTGTCTATGGCTATAGCGAAGCAATCAGCACCAAAGAAAGAAGAGCTAAAGCCAATGACAGCTGACATAAAAAGTCAAATGGTCAATGCGGTAAAAGCAGGAAAGTCTGAGCAGGTGGTAAAGGCTTTGGTCAAGTACAGTGTTACAGATAAAGTAAAGAAAGAAATCCTTGAAGCTAAGTAACGAGCATTGGGATTCTATAGAGTTCTCTATAGATAACGGAAACGAATTTGAATTGACTTTCCGTAAAGAGCGTGAAGATGGTATGACTCATTTGTATCAAGTGATACAAGACCAAGAGGTATACAGATTCACATTCAATGATGAGAAGCTCGCTGACTTTATTTACGAATTGAAAACCTTATTACTAGAAGAATAATGGATATATTGGAGAAGTTTAACAACGATGAGCATTACTATGCTGACAAGGAATACATAACAAACAGCGGTCTCAAGTTGATGTTAGAATCTCCTACTAAATTTCATTTATGGAGAATGGGTAAGTGGTCTTACCCCTCTTCTCCTGCCTTTAGTATAGGTAGTGCGGTTCATCAATTGTTCCTAGAGGGTATTGACAATACTGTTGAGTTTACTAAGCGCAGGGCTGGGTCTGAATGGCTAGAGTTCTCTGAGAAAAACTCAGACAGGATTATCCTAAGCTCTAAGGAATACGACTTGGTTCACTCTATGATTGACAAGCTCAAAAAGGTTGATGATGTTCAAGAGATTTTTGGAAATTTCACACCCGAAGTTCCTATGATTATGACCGAAAAGGACATAAAGATAAAAGGAAAGGCGGATGCTGTTAGAGACGATTGGGAGGGTGTAAAGGTCATTGACCTAAAGACCTGTAAGTCGCTCAGAGATTTTGAGAAATCAGCACCTTGGAGTGGTTACGACCAACAAGCCGCATTGTACACGAAACTGTTTAACGCAGATGAGTTCTACTTTGTAGCAATAGAGAAAGAGTTTCCATACGAGGTAGGCATCTACAAGGTATCGGATAACTTCATGTCAAGAGGACTGCGTAAGCTAGACTCATCATTAGAAATGTACAAACACTTATTTGTAAATGGAAACTACAGAGGCTATTCCGCCAAGCATTCGGAACTCTAGTCATATTGACTACATAGTTCTAAAGAGTGTTTCAAGCGCATGCGGAATTAACGAAGAGGACATATGCTCGGCTAACAAGTCAGCAGATGTGTCAAGAGCGAGAGCTATCTTTTGTATTGTTATGGACGAGTTAGGGTTTTCCAACTCAGAGATTCAAAGGATGCTAGGCATTGAATATCGTAGCGTTCAACGCTACATATCATTGAAAAACGAGAGACTTGAGAACGATGTTTTCAAGTATTGTTACGAAAAGTCTATTGACTTTGTTAAGAATAGTAACTTTGATTACAGCGATGTATTCTCTAAGATTACTAGTCTTGAGCTAAAGGTTTTAGACATGGAAGCTAAATATCAACACTTAAAACAATTACTTTTAAATCAATAATTATGTCAACGGAAAAAGTATTTCTAGGGAAGACCACAGTGGTAGACACTCAGTACGGTCAAATTGTAAAAATCGCTTTCGGGCCTAACGACTTTGAAGCGTTAGCTCAGAACAAAAACGAAAAGGGTTGGATTAACCTTGAGTTGAAAGACAAGCGAGATGGCGGTAAGTATCTCCAAGTTCAAGGAGATTACAAATCTGCAAAAGGCTCTGGCCCATCATCTCCTGTTCTAGCACAGGAAGAGGATGACATGCCATTCTAAATATAGAGATGAGAGGGGCACAAGCCCCTCTCTTTTTATATGTTAGTTCTGGAATTATTACTAGTGTTTATTATGTACCACATACTAAAGTTTTTATTAGATGGCTAAAGGACAAAATATATATCACTACTCTGCTAGGGTAACTTGGCAGAAGCGCAGGGGCAGTGGATACATCAACATGTTTATGGGAGATGAGTCAAGGCCTTTTCAATTTATATCTAGGTCAGATGGAATTGAACAACTAAACGGAAACCCTGAAATAATACTTCAGGTAATGGGCCACTTAGGTCTTGTGGGTAGCAAGATTTATAACTTTAAGTTTGTAGAGGTGTATGAGCAAAAGCTCATATCAGAATCGTTTTATTATAAGGAGAAAGATGAGTAAAATTAGACAGTTTGTGTACACAGTTGATGAGTTGAGGGACTCATTGACTAGCTTGAGAAGTAACGGCATAACCAAAGGAGAGTGGGTTGGCTTTGAAGGATTATTTGAAAGGTATTCCATGAAAAGAGGTAGCACTACATATATATATGCAGGCGCTCACCAAGGTAAATCTCAATTTACATTTGAGATGATGATGAATCTAGCTGAGTATAGTGGTTGGAAGTGGGCCGTATACTCTCCCGAAACAGGTAGCCCTACAGAGGTTTATGCTGAGTTGCTTTGGGTGTATTTAAGAAAGCCGTTCCTTGTTAATGACAAGATAACAGCCACCGATGAAGAGGCTGATGCGGCTATGAAATTTATAAATAAGCATTTCTTTATTATTGACAGCGGTCTTTCAGACCTGTCTATTGAGGGATTCTACACTGCTGTTGAAGACATAGAGTCAAATCTAGATATAAAGATTGACGGATGCTGTGTTGACCCTTTCACTGAGGTGGCTACAGATATAAATAGCGGAGTAAGGGATGACATTGCAATTGGAAAGATTCTTACTACCGTTCGCAAGCATTCTGCTGATAAGGATTACCATACAATAGTTACGGTACACACCAAGCATCAGCAAGCTAAATATAAAAATGGAGTTCCTTATGTTGATGTGCCAACCATGAATGACATTGCAGGAGGTATGCAGTGGTCTAGGAAAGGTATGATGGTTCTCAATGTATGGAGATGTCCTTACGGATTAGAAGATGAGAATGGTGTTCCTTACGAACCCAATCAAGTTAAAATCACTGTGGTAAAAGCCAAGCCGAAAATCGTAGGAAAGCTTGGTAGTGTGTCAATGTATTACGATAGAATTAAGAACCGATATTACGAGATAGACAATCAAGGTAATAAGGTTTACGCTAAACAAAAATAATATGGAAACATGGCAATGTTTTGTATTACTCTGTCCTGTGTATATAGCCCTTGCTATAATTGGAGCTGAGTACAAAAGAAAAAAGTAAGATGAACAGAGAGATACTACTAGAGATGTACGAGAAACTTTGGAACGCTGACAAGGACAAGTATGCTTGGAATGTGATACTGAAGGACACGCTTGAGAAATTAGAAAAGTGTAAGCATATAAAAAGAGAGGGTGAGAGTTGCAGACTAAACAACAACTGCACCTATCCAGATTGTAAAACCAATAATGATACAGAACGATAGGGTTTTGTGTCTTTAATAGAACACTATGTCAAGTAAACTGCACAAGATGCTTAACACCTTCTGTCACAAATTTAGCAAATATTTGTGACACAAGATGCTTGACACCTTTAACACCAAAGAGAAATGACAACAGAAAGAATTAAAGAAATACAAAACAAGACTGCTTACCCCGAAAGTGCAAGTGTACAACAAGCCTTATTACAAGTTTGGAATGAAGTAGCGCAGAAATACGAAACCTTTAACACCAAAGAGAGATGAAGTATAGTTTAGTAAAGGATAGAAGAGTGGCTTTTGCAAATCTTCTTTCTGCATACTTTAGATTTAATGTTGCGTCAATAACATCAACAGATGTCACGAAAGACGGAAACCTATTGCTAAACGGACAGGAGTATAAGCTAGATGTTTCTGACTACACAGGATATACAGATAAGTATGTCTTTTACAACCCATCTAATGGTCGCATTGTTGTAGATATTAACAGCAAGAGGAAAACTTATCAACTTGATGTTGGTTTAATTGAAAACGATTAATTAATTTTGTATATGGAAACTAGAGATGAAATTCTTGAAGTTACTGCACAAGTCACAAACTTACTCCTAGAGAAGAATGATGCCTATGGGGATTCTGCCCTCCACCCCATAGGTATCTTCTCTAAAGGTGACGCAGTTCAATCGCTTACAGCTAGAATTGATGACAAGCTAATGCGAATCAAAAACAGAGGCATCAACGACCAAACGGAGGACACTGTTGATGACCTAATAGGCTATTTAGTTCTTTTAAAGATAGCTATAAAAAATCAGAAATGAGCCTTGAAAAATACCTCAGCAAAAGCATTCAATTAAACGAAGACAGAGTAAAGCACTGTCTAGAAATGGGGGGCAAAGGCGAGGACTTATTCAAGGAGCTTACTAGCGCAATCAAAACAGATGTCGCTGAAGATAAACAGCATATAGATTTCTATTGGGAAGGGAAGCGTGTTGATGTAAAAGGCCCAAAGCCTATGCACTCACGAGGATACATACTTCTAGAAATGATTAACATTTGGGGACACCATGGTTGGTGTTCTAAAGAATCAAAAGCTGATTACATAGCATTCCAATTTCCCAACGCTTTTTATGTATTTGAGAAGACCGAGCTTAGAAATAAGGTGGTCTCTCTTTGTGAGAAATATGAACCTAGTAAGGTTCGCAGAGAAAATAGAGTAAAAGAATCAGATGGTAAGTACAAATGGATAGGAAGATACGGAAAGCAAGATGTATTTACCTACCTAGAATTTGAAGATGTAAAAGACATTATATATGATACAATCTCAATTTGAGTTACAGTTTACATTGCCAAAGCCACCATCATTAAACACAGTATATGCAGGAAAACATTACGCAGTTCGCCAGAAATATAAGCGAGAGTATTCAGAACATATCAGACTCGCTTTGGAGCAGGTTGAAAGCTTTAGTGCAGAAGCCTTTGGGATACACATTTATCATAATACTAGGATGGATTGCGATAATCTCATTCTTTGTATCAAATTTCTTTCTGATTATATGGTTACCAATAAAATGGTTCCAAATGATACTAGGAAACATTTCAGACATCTTTCAATCCGTGTTGCGGAAGAGCATCAAGCTGTTGCAAAAGACAGCGTATTGGTTAGACTAAATCTATATAACTATGAAAGTAATTCTTAAAGATTTTTCCGAAGAAGCAGTTATGAAAAGCTGCGCCAAAGTCATGAGATGCCTAGCTCTAACCGACAGAGAAAAGGTCTCTACGCTAATGCACATTGACGCTCAACTATATCAGAACACAGGAATTGAAACTCCTAAATACATCAAGGAGAAACTGAAGTCTACAAGCAGAAATATATATAGGCTTGTCAAGTATATTGACGAAGAAAAAGGGGCTAGATTTCTTAGAGCAATGGTAAAAGATTAATGAAAGAAGAATTGTTTTCATCAGAGGATATATCAGAAATTGACGCAGACTTTATTATTCGTATATACAATGCAGTTGTGTACCTAAAGAAAAATAAAAGAACTATAACAATCATAACCATAGCCAAAGCTATGGGTATAAACAGCCTGCATCTATTAGATTTTATGCCAGAGATTACACAAATAATCTATAGAGTTGAACAAGAGATACAATAAGGCATATATAGAGCAACAGGCATTACGCTCAAAGAGAGTTGGAAGACTGTCAGAGCCTATCGGGAAGTTTATTCTAGATAGGTCTTGGGAGATAGCTAAGTCATCTTTCTATGTTGGTAATAACGATGAGCTTCTTCAGATGCTCGTTGACGAAGCTGTCATGAGATGTTGTGACAAGTTTTTTTATTACTACGAGCCAAAGAAGTCTGCTGCCAACCTTATTATTTCTATGATTTACTCAGCGATGTACAATAAAATAGAGTCCCTTAATTGGCGTGATCAATATGGTCAAAAAATCAAGGGCAGGATGCAAGTCTTTGAAGATGGAAGATGGGTAAATAAATTAATGAAATACCAAAAAGAAGATGGATACTTTGATTAATGAAATTGTTTTTGCTTTTAGCGTAGGACTGGCCTCTGCTATGCTATTTGTGTTTGAGCCGTACAATTGGCTGATGGGAAAGGTTCTTAACTTTAAGCCCTTTAACTGCGTCCTGTGTCTCTCTTGGTATATCAGCGCAGCAGCGCTCTATGCATTAGATATGAATTTAATATTTACATTCTTGTCTGCTTTTGTAGGCGAGTTTGCTTACAGAAAACTAGTCAATGAGTGATTATATATTTCTATATTGGGATGACCCTAGCTGCACAAAATGCGTAGGGAAATGTGAATGCGATTTCAACTACAATCCAAAAGAAGAAGAGGAGCAATAAGCTCCTCTTTTTTATTCTAATTAACTACCACAGGCCTCACAGTCCTCTGGATTTAAGATGTTGCATGAGGGTTGTTCCATCTGCTCTAGATTTTCA